TCATTTAAAATGAAGTCCGGTCGCTTCTATGAACTTATATGTATATTCTGTCTCGATATCCACCAGATGTTCTACAAAGTTCTGGAACTTCGTCCCATAGGAACCATTTACCAGAAGTTTGAACTCTTCGAAATGCTCATACATATATTCCACAAACATCTCCATACCCTGCTGTGCGAAATCATCTAACTGTTCTGCCTGCTTATCCGGGTCTGTCGCATGGAATCTCTCCTGCACACTTACAAACTTCTCTGTAAATTCTCTCGCTACCGGTTCTACGATAGCGGGAAATAAATCCTGTCTATTGATATATTTTCTCGATTTTCCATCACCGTTTTCTTCTTTCCGAATATACTATAAACCATAGAATATATTTCACCGGGAGGATCTTATGAAAAAGCGTATCACTGCACTTCTTTTACTCCTTACACTATCTGTCACTTCACTTTTTGCATGTACATCTGCTGACAAATCGGAATCCGCATCAGACAAAACAGCAAAAACTTCAAAATCCACAAGTACTAAAAAACAGGAACTGACTCCTGTTACATTAAATGAAGTAGCACACTCCATCTTCTATGCTCCGATGTATGTGGCAATCGAAAAGGGATATTTTTCCAACGAAGGAATCGACCTTTCTCTCGTGACTGGTTTTGGAGTTAGCCCGTTAGTACAAGACACTTTTGATTATCTTACATAAGTCTTACCGCCACATCGTGCAGCAATCCAGCCTGATGGAATCTGCATCCAAATGTCATTACCGATCGTTCTGGATGCTCTACTCAGATTCTTTATTTTTTCATCCGACCATCCGCTTCAAAATAATATTCTTTTCCGTCGATTATTTTCTTTCCTGTAACCATGCTGCCTTCCGGATAACCAGCTTCTGCTTTCGGTCTGCAGTAATATGTCTGACCATTTACTGTAACGAATCCAGTACACATAGCTCCACGAGGCCCGCCCGTCTTTGGATTGAGATAATACCAAAATCTACCGTCAAGTAGCCATCCTTCCTGCATAGATCCTTCTGGATGCTCTGCATATACCTGCTTATTCAGGAAATACCATTTGCCATCTACTTTTCTCCATCCTTTTACCATACGGCAGTCAGATTTGAAGTAATACCAATGCCCTTTGATTTCTTTCCAGGTATCATGAACGGCATAACCTCCATTGTCAAACCAATACCAGTCTCCACCGATCTGTTCCCATCCGTTTTTCGTATAACTTCCGTCCGCATGGCGATACCACCATCCAATTTTATTGGCTACCCAGCCGGCTTGTGCTGTTGTTCCGATTCCGAATGCGCCAAGAATTCCTCTTGCAAGCGTATCCAGGTTGTTATTAAATTTATTAAGATCTGCCTGGTTCGTAATAAATCCACATTCAAGCAATCTGTAACTATATCCCCTGACTGCCGCTCTGTTTACATTAGCAAGATTGCTTCTTCCAACAATCGTATTTGCTCTGCCGGGCGTGAATCCGGCAATAAAATGTGCAAGAGCTGTATCGTATGAATCTGGTTTGTAACCGGATTTGATAATTACATGACCGCCTCTCGCCGAAGCACTGGCTCCATCCATATGAAGTTCAATAATCTGCCAGCTTTTCGGTATTGACAAGGTGCTAATCCCTTTGTCAGCATACCAATTTCGACTTGTGTCTCCTACTGTTACATTGCTACCACCAAGTGCAGAAAGCCTTCCAGCTAACGCACGTACCCTTTCTGCCTCTGTATATCCATATCCCACAGCGCCGGAGTCCCCTGCGCCGTGCCCGGCAATTACAAATATATGTGCCATATTAATCTCCTTCCTGTGCGACGTCGCACATAAATAATAAGAGGACGATTACTCGCCCTCTGTGTTACATTCCGGTAATCCAGCCACACTTGTCAGTAAGGACAGGATTCCGGCCAGTACTGATGCTGAAATCACAAGTTTCGCATCCACTTGCCCGAGTGCTGTTGCTGTGCCGATGGTGGCTATTGCAGTCTGTGCTACAGTCTTCAGTGCTCTGATGCCGGCACATTTTGCCCAGTTTTTCCAATCTTTCATTTAATTCACCTTCTCTTCTAAATCTGAAATTCTATGATTTGCTACCTTCATTTTTTCTTCCTGTAGTGCCATCTGTTCTTCCAGGTGGTAAGTACGCTCTATTGTATTATTATGCTTATCAACTCTTTTTGTGAGTTCGTCCAGCTTATACTCCATAAGAGATCTTGTCTTCTCTTGCTGAATCAAACACACTACTAGAGTTACTCCTGCGGATATACAGGCTGAGATAATTGTTGCCATGTGCTTTCCTTTCTTCCAAAAATGCGTAATAAAATAAGACCTCTAAGGTCTTGCTCTAATCTCCATATTATCATTCTTATTTTTCTAATGCTGCCTTGATTGCTTCCAGGTCATCGACTGTCAATGCTGGATAATCTGCTACGATGTCCTCAATGTTTTCTCCGTTCTTGATGCGGATTCTAAATGCTCTTACCATTATTTTCATTTTTAAATTGTTTAAAGTTTTCATAATTATCCTCCTATAATATCCGCCATCATTAATACGATGTCGTCCGTAGTTACCTCGAGTTCGTCGATTCGCTCTAGCTGCGACTTTCCAACTTTATGTAATACAACTCCTAGGATTCCTGCTGTGTATTTCATGATTCCCTCAAGTTCCGTGTAATTCTCATAAGTGCCAATCGTAGATTCTCTTTCCTTGATGATCATCTTCTTGGTCTTCATGCCATCCTGAAAGATTGTCTTCAGATTCTCTTCAGTTTCTGATATTGTTTTGATCAGTAGGCTCCCGTCCGGCCGGGTGCTCGCTGACTGGACAGTCAACTCTGTTGCATCATTGAATGTAATTTTCATGGATATCACTCCTTTCAAAAAAGGACACCCGAAAAGGTGCCATGTCGATAAGTTGCTAAAGTAAATTAAGCAAGTTTCACCACTTCCATGTACGAGCTTCCAGTAGTTGCCGCCGCACCTGACGCATCAGATTTTCTTATTTGCGGCGAAAGAACAGTACCATTTTCAAGGTAGATAATTCGACTCATATTCAAATTAGTAGAAAATCCATTATACGAATATTGAGAGCCGAAAAGAACATAGTTATCATCAATGACCGTTCTATCTGCAATGACTTGCGCCTGAATACACGCTGATGCACCTTGGTTTGCGCTACCTTGTGCATACATAGTCACACAGTATAAACCTGATTGTTTTATAGTTACGGTCGCATTTGCATCAGTTGTGGTTTTGTAACAATCATCATCAACAATTGGTTTGCTAGAGCCGATATTTTTTGGTGTTGTGGACAAGTTCCATGATTTTCCCCACTTACCGATCAATACATTATTTTTGCGATTATTTATTTTGTCATTTAGTTCAGTAAGCTTGTTGGACAAATCCTTATTTGTCTTTGTGAGCTGCGAAATGTTCCCAATCACGTCAAACATTGCTGTTACACTAACTATATTAAGTCCATTAAGTTCAACTCTGTATAATGGAAAATCCGCTTGCATCGCTCCTGTTAATATATCTCCGTCAATTGTTGCAGGTGCTGCAGCTGTCCCGGTAGAATCTTCTCCCTGAATCACTGCCAGATCAACCGTTTCTTTTCCGGTGCTGTCTTTTGTGTAACGGAACACGATCAGATCGATTCTGTTCGTGCCGGAATGTCCGTTGTTAATTGTCACCAGTGCACTGTCATTTGCCGGAATTCTTACGTGTCGCCCATACATGACCGCATCACCATCAGAAATTTTCACAATATTATTCGACTGTACTTCAGCCTTGAACTGGCTGCCATTTTCCAGTACATATTTCGCACTTCCGAAAATACCGGCAAATAACGCCCCGTCAGATTCTGCACTGACTGCACGTCCGGTATCTCCGGTATCAAGATAATTTGCCATTATTCCTCACCAACCTTATATGTTATAGTTTCAATACCATTTTTTATTTTTACAATTTCTTGTGTTATCTGTTCCTTCAATACTATCCCAGTCGCCCGGTTCCTGCCACCAACAATATCTCCGATATCAACATCCAGCTTTTGAAAAGATGCCGATACCGAATCTGAACTTTTTAATTCCTTAAGTTTTTCGATTCCTTTCTCTTTTAACTCAGAACTGGATCCGGAGTTTCCATAATCATATATTTCAGCTATTTCATATTCCCCGAAATATGCCTGCTTTTCTGTTATCTCACCATTCTTACCTACATACAGATCAATCACTGTTCTGGCTGCCAACTCGCCAGCTCCGAGACAGATCAGGTGGTTTGTCCCACCTTTTTTCTTTTCGATTATGATTTTCATTCCGTAATCATCAGAATACTCATATTTTTCTGACAAATCGCTGATTGGGATAGCTGATATATTCACACAAGATTCCTTGTCATCATAGGTGATTTTCAGTTTTGCACCGGCAGAGGACAGCATCTTCACAATACCGGAATACAAATCAATGTATCTCGGAAACTGATAGCTACTTATCTGTATCCCGGAAGACATGTCCGGAACCACAAACAGATCTACCAGATCACAGCGTTTTATCAGCAACGCAAGAATGTCATTTGCATCCCCAGATACCGTCAGATAATCTTTTCCAGTGTCTGGTCTGATTACCTTCTTTTCCAGAATACCACGCCAAGATCGCCCAGAATAATATACCTTAGATTTATCAGTATCAACTTTTACATCATCTACAATACCGCCGTATTCTTCATTTTCAACATACCAGATACATCCGGCACTCATACAGTGATTTCTCACGTTCATCTGGAGCTCGAAGTCATTGTCGCCGCCAAGTTCCAGATCAATCGAATACTTTTCAAGGCTCCCCCGTGGAAGCCTGTTTATGTCTGCATACATTACTTCCACAACGGTTCACTCCTTTTATCAATCAAAATTAAGTCGAACGCGAAACTACCATCCCACGCAATAATCTGTGTGCCAGATACGATCTTCTCAAAGATATAATACTCTTTTGCGGCAGACCAAAGAACATTTTCCGTATACCCGTCAGTGTGTATCAGGCTTACTGTCCTTTTTCTGGAATCAATTTCTAGTCGTTCACCAGCATTCAAGGAAACATTCACTTGATAGGTATTATCGCCAATCTTCACAAGTGGTTTTGACACGGGACCGTATATCCGCAGCACAAAATCAGATTCCGTAATACTTGCATTATTGATAGCAGAGGATGACACCTGATTCAGATAATAATACCCATATTTATAGGGATACTTTTTTAAATCATCCATCTCAACAGTTTTACCTTCTGTTTTAAGAAAATTAAATTCTTTTTCCTGTACCCAGTCCGGCTGATCAGTTGCTATAGTGACTTCGATTTCAATATATCGCTTTGCAATATACCAGTTAGCTTTTTTTGATGCTGTAATATAGCAATTCAGATAGTATCCATCCTGATACAACTTTCCTGCCTGGTTTGCAAGGATATCTGCTTCGAAAATCCGGAAGACTGCATTTCTTTTTGCGATCCCTTCTTCTTCTGTAGCTACTGATATGATTATCTTCATCTTCTTCTCTTTAACGCCCTTACGGAAGTTGGTTATCTCATCATAATCCGTATCATATTCCCATTTATAATCCCTAAGCTCAGAATCTGTAATAAAAATACCACCTGAACCAAAGTCAATACTCTGATTCAGGTGATTCACATACTTTGCTGTATCAAGCATATTTTTTCACCAACCTTGCAATTTCTCTGTTATCAAATTCAACTTCTACACCATTCGTCAGTGCATCAATTAACAGTGTGTACAGTCCTCCGTTACGCATCCAATTATAGATGGCTTCTAGCAATGCCTGGATTGCTCCGTCATCCCTGTTTCCGCTGTTATTTACAGCATCCTGTATCATGTTCATCAGACTCTGCGTTCCAACAACGGTCTCGCTTCCAGCTTCTCCACCAGCCATAAGCTTATTTGATACCGCATCATAGCCAAATACTGTAGGCCTATTCATAATCATTCCGGCATCCATAGCCTTAGCATACCAGTCAATAGAGAAATGTGGCACAGATGGTGGATCAAGACTAAATTTCCCTTCAATTTTCGGATGAGGTAATTTTAGTTTTGGGAGTGACCAGCTAAAATTCATGGCGCTCTTGATATGATTGATTGCACTGCTCACAACGCTCTTACATCCTTCCCATATACTACTAAACTTGCTCTTAATGCCACTGAGCACACTAGATACAACCGAGCTTGCAGCATGAAGTCCGGATGATATAACCGATCTAATGCCACTGATTGCACTGGTTACCACACCTTTTGCGGCATTCCATCCGCTCGACATTACACTGCTGATAGTTCCCATTACGCTCGAAACGACACCGCTGATTGAATTCCAAACGGATGACACAACTCCAAGTATCCCCCGAGCAACATTCGAAACAACACTACTGATCAGATTCCATCCACTGCTCACAATATTAATAATCGTATCAATCACTGGCGAAACCACGGCTGATATAGCATTCCATCCAGCAGAAATTACACTGCTTATGGTGTTCAACGCAGATGAGATTACATTTTTAATTGTTTCCCATGCTGCAATGATATATTCCTTGCAATTCTCCCAGATAAATCTCCACGGAAGAGATATAATCTGAACTGCTGCAGATATAATTTCACCAATCAGCATAATCGCAACTGTAATCACATTCTTAATTGTTTCCCATGCAGAAGATGCTGCACTTGTAATCTCATTCCAAACAGAAGCGAAGAAATCAACTATGCCATTCCACACAGATTCAACCGTTGATGTAATTTCTGACCAAACTGTATCGAGATCAGTCCCGAACCATCCAAGGAATGTATCTATCACTCCCTTTAATGCTTCTAATACATCTGTAAGTACTGCTTTTATACCTTCCCATATTCCGCCGAATACTTCCTGTATTCCAGTCCAGCACTGCTCCCAGTTTCCAGTAAACAGTCCTATGAATGTATCTAATATACCTATCAGAACATCACATACCGTTGTGATAGTATCAGCCAACGCAGCAAAAGCACCTTCAAATACCGGTGCTAAAATTTCACAGAACCCATCCCATATAGCTTTCAGGGCACTTACTATATCTGTAAAAGAAATATTCAGACCTGCAAATCTTTCTTTTACATTGTCTACGAATGATGATATCTTATCTCGTATCTGATCCCAGATTGCGATCATGTTATTCCTGAAATTTTCATTCGTATTCCACAGATGCGTAAATGCAGCAACCAGAACCGCTATCACGGCAACGATCGTCACCACAGGGGCGTTTATGCCTGCGATTGCTGTCTGAAGCTTGCCGAATCCTTTCATTAGGTTTCCTACGGCTATAGGTCCATCTGCAAACACCTTGATTAATTTCCCCATTATAGCAAGAACGGGACTAATCGAAGCAACAACTGCAAGCATAACCAGAACCATTTTTTTCTGACTATCCGGCATCTTATTAAATTTTTCTGTAAGTTCTTCTACTTTTTTAGTGAACTGCTCAACATAAGGAGCTACCGTAGTAAGCAATACGGAACCCAATTCGATACCGCTGTTTTTAATCCGGTTAAGAGCTTTTGCCATTTTAGCTGATGGCGTATTCATCTTTTCGAGTCCCTGACCAACCAGATCAGCTACATTAGCCATTGATCCCATTGTTTCATTGAAATCACCGGCCGAATCATTTAAGAGTGCCATAGCCGCCTTTCCGGCTTCCTGACTTCCCCATAATTCGTTGAATGCCTTTCCAGTCTCTTTTGAGTAATCTTTTAATATTTTTAATGCATCGCCAGTTGTTTTTCCATCCTTCATCAGATCCTGGAATGATTTACCAGTCTTTTCTTTCAGAACCTTTCCTACATCCGTACCAGAATCACCAAGCTCATTCAACATACTGTTCATGTATGTGGTAGATTCCGCCGTGGCAATACCCTGTTTAGTCATAAGGGTATACATCGTGCACAGCTGATCCAGATTAACATTCATACCGGCAGCCGTCGGGATAACTTTACCCATGCTGGATGCCAATTCGTTTACAGATGTTTTACCAAGATTCTGTGTGTTTACCAGCTTATTCGCTATGTTGTCCACCTGATCAGCTTCCAAACCATACGCATTTACGGCTGTAGACAACAGATCCACAGATGTTGCAGTATCCGTAAATCCGACTTTTGCCATGTTAGCAGATGTTCGAATAAAGCTCCCAAGCTTTTCAACTGGTACCGATGCTGACAACGCCTGATAGCCGGCTTCCGTAAGTTCTACTGCGCTTTTTCCTGTTTCATTCGATAGATTCAGGAATTCTTTGGATAATTTCTGAACGGATACCTGTGACGTATCAAATAAGGTTGACATCTTTGCCATACCATTCTGAAAATCAGATGCGCCCTTTGTTACCGCAGTCAATGTTCCGGCTGCAGCGGCGGACAGCGGAGCGAATTTCTTTCCGACTTTACCTACTGCATCACCGGCTTTTTCTATTTTCTTCCCGATTCCCGTGACCTTTGTTCCGGCCTTTTCTATCTTCTTACCGAATTCAGCCCATTTATTGCCACTCTTTTCGGATTCTTGGCCACCTTTTCCGGCATCTTCACCGGCTTTTTTTGCTTTTTTTCCAGCTTCTTCCGCTGTCTTTCCAGCTTTTGTGGCACTATTTCCCGCTTTTTCGGAAGACTGTTTCACTTTATCGCAGCCTTCCGACACTGCCTTTTCGGTATCAGCGACTTGTTTATGTACATCATTTAACGATTTTTCTGCATTTGCAGTATCAATCGCAATCGTACCGACAAGCTTAAATAAATCCATCTATACCTCCTATTCTGAAGGCTGGAAAGATTGTAATATGGACATACTATCAGCAATAACATTTTCCTGTTCAGTTTCACTCATGTGAGATGTTTCAATCCGCTGAACTTCTTCGTTTACGCCTTCTTCATACTCTTCAAAAGTCTTGTCCCATACTTTATGCAGGTACACTTCCCAGCGCAGTTCTTTGTTGTATGCCTCTGAAAAATCTCCTACAAATTGTAAGAAACTGCATGATTGAATATACCAACTTACCAATCGCAGCGGATCATGATAGCGCTTAAACAGCTGATCCAGAAATTGAAACTGCCCTATTTGAGCAATCCTGATACAACCTGAAAAAAATCTGAAAACTCTTCTTTTTTGAAAACATCTACAATCATCTGTGTAAATGTTCCCAGTGGCAGAGCAGCGATCTCTTTTTCAGTCATTCCAGACAGACCGGCAAGAAACTGATACAGTTTCGTCATACTCAATCACCTAAATCCCTAAAATCCATCTGCGCCTTATTTTTTACCGCTCCCTTAAGTGAATTGAACGCATTAAACAATGCTCTTGTTCCACGCTTACCATTGGTCTTGTAGAAATCCACACCGTTTTTTCCGTGCACGATTACTACTTTTCCGTTATAGGTCGGCTTCTTCTCTCCTGTATAAGAAGCAACCGGCACATACCAGGCTCCTGAACGTCCATCGCCATTCAATGCATATTCTCCTGTTCCGAACTCTTCCCAGATTGCATTCTCTTTTGGTGATCCTATACTGCAGATCATTGTTTCTTCATCCACTTCATGTCGGAAACTTCCGGCAGTACTTCCTCCACCTCTTTGACGTCTGGAATTTGATTTCGCCCGCGCCTCAATCTCTCCACCAGCTTCTTCCAGCCATGCAATAGCCTTTAATTGCATTTCTTCAATAATCTGTTCTGTATTGTCTTCAAACTCAATCTGTGCCACTCCCAACACCTCCTACAGCTTTCAAGTAAATTTCCAGATGTTCATGCATTCCCATCGGATCATCAATCCACTGTACATCATAGATTTTTCCATCTATCAGCATTTTACACACCTCAGGATCCTGATTGGCAAGCGCCCGATAATAATCAGTAATATAGTAATGACTGGACTCTGATATCTTGGCATTATAGTTCTGGACGGGTGAGTTTCCAGATACTAAATCAAGCCATCCTAGATAGGAGCCTGCTTCTTCCCAGCTAATTACCGGATTGCCAATCTCATCAACACCATTTTCACTCTGCACCTGTAAGATTGCTGTTGTGTTTCCACCAATATCAGACACAATCAACACCTTGCCTTTCTATACGGTTTCAGACAGCCAAGCAGGCTTACTGGGTAGCCATTCATCTGATTGGATGCGTCCTGATCAAAGTATGTAACCGAATGGCGAGACAATGTTTCTGCCTTTATTCCGACTTTTCCACGGTTCTTTACTTCCCATTCGCACAGATTAATACAGCACTCGATCACATCATCTGGATACTCTACTTTTGTGATCAGTACATAGCATTCATCGATTAACTCTTTATCCAGTACAATCGCGTTCTCTTCTATTCCTTTTACTGTATATAATCCGTCATTGAACATACTTTCCGTTATTTGTACTGTATCTCCAATCGACAATCCATAAAGTTTATTTATTACATTGAGTTTCGACGATGATACAACACCTGCTGATCGAATCTTTCTATTCTGGAAGTTGTTGTTCGTATAAGAGCGGATGGTTTGCTCGATTGCTTTTAGCTTCTGTTCAATCCGCTCTATTGGCCAGTCCTTAAAGTCGATTAACCATTTTGCCCTTTCTACCGACAGGATCATAACTGCACCGCCTTTCTGTTACTCTCCCGGTGTCTCAGATGTCTCATTCGTAACATCTTTAAGTTCAGTGACAGTATATCCTTCGTGTTCTCTGAACCATGCTGCAACCCGGCCACTTGTGATCAGTGCTTCTCCATGTGCAAACTGCGCTCCGCCGGCACCTTCTCCACAGTATCCCGGTTTTTTATCTACCGTAACCTTATATGTCTTTGGTTCTTCTTTCTTTTTCGGCATACTTATTTTCTCCTTTCCGTTACGCAATCTTGATATTTCTAAGAACACCTGCGTGCTTTGTGTTCTTCAGAACTGTAGCTGCTACCATTTCTACCTCACCATCTTTTACAGCACCCGGCTGGTTGAAATCTGGTAAATACTGATCAATAATAGAATTTCCAGTAAGTGTAGCTCCGTGGAATCCGTTGTTAACATCAAACTTAACAGCATAGATATCTGTAAGACCGGTAGTAGCTGAACCGCCATTTACCGTTCTTGAAATATTATCTTTCACACATGCATTTGCAGTAACTGTACTTCCTGACACAGTATAATGGTTTTTAAGGTCCATAAATCTAACACCATCCATAGAAGTCACTTTTTTACCAAATGCTTCCTCTGTTTCAGTTTTGTATCCAAGAATGCGAGCCATAGTCTGTACTTTAGAAATCATACTGGTATTCATAAGCAGTGCATCAGCACCTGTTTCACGAATAAGAACCTGTAATGCTTCATACAGCTGATCCGCGCTTGTTTTCATCTTTTCGATGTTTGATACATCAATAATCTCTTTGCTGTTAAACTCAGACGTAGTGCCAACAAGCATTTTGTCAAGTCCGTCAAACGAATCTTCCTGTGTTGTGGAATCTCCATTAATCAGCGTGTAATGGAACAGTGAAACTGCCGCAGCAATCTTTTCTTCCATCTGGAATGCCATATTATTGAATTTGTTTTCTGCCTTTTTCAGAACACGGTCCATTCTGAACTTTCCACCAAAGATTTTCAGATCAGCAGATTTCTTTACAAGCTTTGCTTCACTGTCTGTATATTCTTCGTTCAGCTTTCTGAATGCTGCTGTTGACGGAATCTGCTTCTGCAAATAACTGTATGTAAGTGTAGATCCGCCCTGCGGGCTTACCGTGTCGTCAAATGTAATCATCTGTAAAATTTCTGACTCTCTTAAGAAGGTATCTACTACCTGCTCGGCAACCTTGTCAGATGCACCTTCTCTCATATCCTGTAACGTAAGTGCCATTAACTTTCACCATTTTAACCTTTCTATTTTTCGTTATCTTCATACTGCATACGAAGTGCATCAGCCAGATTCTTTGGCTGTACATCATTATTGTGATCACCCTCTGGAAGCGGTTTCGGATCAATCTCTCTTGGTCCCGGATTATTTTCCGAATCAAAATGAGTTGGGAACTGAGTCTTTAAGTTCGAAATCTTCTCATCAATCCCCTTAATGTTTCCATCTTCATCAAGCTCCAGCGCACCGCCTTCTTTAAGTTTAAATGCCATGTAACCGACATCATCCGTCTTTGCATTCATGAGAGCAACCTTGATAGCAGATTCAAGTCTTGTCTCATCAAGTTCTTTCTGTAAATTTGCCACCTGTGTTTCGTATGCTGTAATCTTCCCCTGGAGTGCTTCATCGTTTTTTGCATCTTTCTTCAACTGTTCAATCAGCTTCGTTGATTCTCCATGCTGTGTGTTCAGGGTGTCATAGTCCGTCTTCAGTTTTCCGTATCGGATATCCAAATTCTCCTCACTGGCAGTATAAATCTTATTCTCTTTCATACTTGCTGTAATCGCCTTAATCTGTTCATCCGATAAACCCTGTGCTTTTAATAATTCTTCTAATGTCATTTTGTATTTCCCCTTTCTTACGCTTTTTACATGTCTCGTCCATGATCTGCGGAATAGTGTTTTACATCCCTGTGGATGAAATGGCATTAAAAAAAGACATCCTTCGATGCCTTAAATCAATATATCCTTGTCCTTGCCACCCGCCACCCACTATTTCACCCATAGTTGGGAGATAATTGGATCACCGCCTTATCAGCAAAATTTGCATAGAATAATTAATGCGACACAAACAATCATGATATTAATGCTCGATGTTGCCATATTCTCACCTCTTTCTTAAAAATGGGTACAAAAATACCACTAACCATTTCTGATCAGTGGTATCTATAATACTTTTTCAATATCTTTCTTATCAACAGTAATTGTTTCCCAGTTAGTAGGAGAATCACCAATGTCAACTTCGCAAGCATCTTCAAAAAGTTCAACTATGGTCCCTATTCGCCCATCCTTTAATTTAACTACATCATATTGTTTCATAGTTCTCACCTCTTGTCTACATAAATCGATGTTAGCCTTGGTTCAGCGTTGTCGTTATCTTTAATCCATGCTGTTAATACATTTGCTGTTTTTCCATTCGGTCCTGTTATCTGCATAATTTGCTCATAGCGCTTTCCGTATTTGTCTTCTCTCTTATATACTAACTCTTTTTCATCAAAAGAATCAAGTATTTTCGTTTTTAAGTCTGTATAACTTTCTTTTGTATATCCAAGTGCTTCTTTAAAAGCTTTTGCTTTTTCTTTACCTGTAGGATGTTCAAAATTTAATGCATATTCCGTTAATTTCTCATCTGGGATTTTCGCAAAAAATTGCAAATCCATCTTTATTTTGTTGCCTTTAGAATTTTCCACAGTTCCTATATATTTTTTATTGAATTCATCAAAACTCTTTCTTTTATCCAATCCGTAAAAAGAAGCTCTTTCTTTTAACCGATCAAGTTCTTTCTGATCCAATGCCCATTTTGCACGCTGCAAAAGTACACATCTGCAGTTGATTACTTCCGCTGCACTTCCTGATGGATCTCCCGGATACATCAATCCATTGCTGAATTTCTCGTCCAGCGCCCTGACTTCACCATCAACCATCTGATGTGATTCTCTGGTATTGGCATCCATTGTGGCATCCCACTGCTTCACAACATCAGCTCCACGCTCTCTTGCAGCATAACAGGCATCCATCGTGGATTCTTGCTGTATTCTATGTCCTTCCGTTCTTGTGATCCTGACAGCATTGTTGTAACCAGTCTTGGTATATCCAGCCAACTGCTGCGCCATCTGCGAATAGCTCATACCTGTAGCCACACCCCGGCTGATCTGCGCTGTAATCTTCCGTTTCAGAAGATCTACATCCTCACCTAATCGTGAGTACAATCCCTTACTGATCTTACTATTAACCTGTACCGCCCGGACAACTTTTTCCTGATCTATCGGAACGATCAAAGGAATCCCTTCGCCGTGTAATACATACATATTCCCGGTAAATGCCTTGTCATAGCAGTCATTCAAGTACTTATTAACCGTCTTAAATTCCTTTCGGTGCATCTTATCCAGGATACTGTTCACTTGCGCCTTAAGTGCATCCTGATACTGCTTCTGGTACACCTTAGAACGTTCCATGCTCTTTAGCGTTTCCCGTTCCTGTTCATCCTCAATAGAATTATACTTATCCTGTATCTTATAGATTTCTTCCTGAAGAGCATTAGCCTTCTGTGTTATATCTTTTAGAGATTGATTATATACAGCCTGTAGCCGTCTGATCACACGTTCCTCATCATCAAGAAACTCCATCTGAACAATCTTCTCACGGTACTTCATAGCCTATCACCTATTCCTCGACTGGTTCATCATCTGGATTGTCAGGATCATCCGGTACAATAGCACCTAATGCTGTTCTTGCATCCTGTGCTGTACTGCTATCTGCATTCTTCAGCTGTTCTTTCAACTCATCAAAATCCCAGTCCATAACGTCACATAATGCTTTCATCAAACGAAAGCATATAGGCTGACAGTTGATCCGAAAGCTCAGTAAAGAACGGGTGACTGATCTTAACATTCGACCGCACCTTGTCTTCTATCAGTTTTCCATCTGAATTGTAGTAGAATAATCTATAGTTTCTTATGTCGTGTTCACCTTCGTAGTATCTTTGACCAACACCGGCAAACTTTTTCTTCTCTGATACAATATCATTATCTATAAATTTCTGTATCTCTGATACACTCAGCAACCTTTACACCTTCCTTCTTCGATTAATCAATAGGACTTAACAGGAATCGAACCTGTGACACATGGCTTAAAAGACCACTGCTCTACCACTGAGCTATAAGCCCTGTATTTATCTAAATGACAGTCCTGCCAGCACCATAACCGACCACCAGTTGTGACCGTGAAAGGAGGTTGCATCCGCGACGATGCAAGTTTCTTAACGGAAAAAGATTGAGCCCGCCCTAAGACTCTGAAAACCGCTGGTGCTGTGCACGCCGTCCGTCAATTGTCATTATTCTTTTTACATCAGCCATCTACTAGCCTTACGCCATCCTTCTATTGCATATCTCAGTGCTGCCATTGCATCATCCATAATCGGAACAGGATCATCCAAGTATTCCCCTGTTCTTTCATCCTTCTTCCACTTCCATTGCTGTAACTCCTTGATCGTGTTAACACAATGAGGGGCAACATAGATCTTACGCCTGATAGTATGGTCCTTACCGACCGAGCCTTTCAGCCAATCGATTTGTGCATTTACCGAGCCTTTTGAACCGCCTTTGTCAACACCTCTTGCCCTGTATCCAGCCTTGTTCCACTCCTTGATTCTGTCAGGTTCAGCACTGTCACACCACATTATTTTCTTGGTGGGTATGCCGTGCTGTATGGCTATTGGTATGATCTCAGCGGTTTCTTTCTCATGCTCATATATTTCATCGATGATATAGATATTTTCATCTTTGATACCAACCAGCAATATTGCGTCCGCATGGTTGAACCCAAAGTCTTGTCCAATAGCTACATCATCGTAATTGTTGAGATTTTGTGATACTTCCCGGACTTCCCAGTTGTGAAGAATCAATCCACCAATCTCACCCCATTCTCCAAGACCATAGATCTGATAGCCTTCTGGATCCACAATCTTTCTACGTTCCATTCGTTCACGGTACGCATTATCAATGAACCGATTACCGAGATAGGTCGAATGATGGGTAAGTACATTCGTGTCCGGGATATCAAAAAAGACCTTCTTGATCCAGTGATTCTTATTCACCGGGTTGAAGGTCATTCTGATCTGATAAAATTGATCTGGTGGAAGCTCACCACGCAAACGGTCATCGATAATTTCCAGATCTGCTTGCGTGAATTCTGTAGCTTCTTCCAGCCACACGTCCGTAAGCTTGCCCTTTGGAAATGTAATAGATTTCAACTTCTCACGTTGTCTATCATCATTCATTCCCCTGAATATAATCTGGTTGCCATTATGTCTGCATGTAAGCATTAATGGACTTCTGTTAATCTTCCAATAAGCATCAGCTTTATCCCCAAACATCTTGTACAAAGAACCGGTTAGTTCTGCGAATGTACTGTCTCGATTGGTGATATCAGACTTTCGCATTGCTACAAGGTTTCTTCCTTTGTCTCTCATTAGTCTCAGGATGTAATTCTGCGCTGTATCCACGCTCTTTCCGGATCCGGCAGAACCTTTCATCACGATGTAGCGTTTTTTACTGTGATCAACCTCTTTGAAACAAGCATTCGCTTCTACCTTTATTTTCATCCGGTATTATCCTCACCGTAATCGATCGTGATGTTCAGGTCCATATCCACATCTGTTTCAACTTTATCAGTGAACAATGCGTATCTCTTACCCAGAAGCTCCGCGGCTTTCAACTTTTCCTTTTCTGACGGGGATTTTTCCATTGTTCTCGCTTCACTGCAGCCATCACCAGTTCCCTCAACTACGATTTCCTGCGCCGTGCTTTCTCCGCGAAGAACAGATGTCAGATACTCGATTACTTCCTGTGCATCTGCTGTTTTTTCGTTGTGAATTTCTTCCATTCGATCAGCTATATAGTTTTTGACGTCTACATTTGTCAACAATCTGCTTCCGGCTTTTCTTGCCACCTCATCGCTTTTAACGTTCTGATATACCGTCTTGTAAGCCCGAGTGGCATTACAATCAATTAAGTATTCATCGCAAAATCTCTTCTGCTTTTCCGTCACTTGGACTCACCTCCACTTCTGGTTTATTCTTAATGGATCATACAGGAATCGAACCTGTGGCATTTCGCTTATGAGGCGAATGTTCTACCGCTGAACTAATGATCCGAATTTTATGTATTATAAAAGCACCCTGGAGGGTGCCATTTATATTTACCCTAACATTTTTTCACATACTTCTGATAGTTCATCTGTACAATATGGATAGTCATTTCTCCTTTCAAATACAGACAATATCTGAAGTGCTTTGTAAAATATAAGTTTATCTTCTTTATATTTTGCAAAAAGCTCTTCACAATAATTAAACATATTATAACCGTTTTCAAATGCCATTCTAATTTCCTCCTAATAACCTAATAAACCTACTCCCATAATATCTCATTTCTCGACATTACGCAACGAAAAAGACACCCGCGTTGCCAGGTGTCTTCTCTCAGTTTTATTAGGTTGTGGGGGAACTAATCATATGTCTTTTGTCTTTTCATCATGTCCAGTATAATAATAACATAGTCAAAATATGAATGTTATGAATGTTTCAAAGTATCTTTAATGACCTTCGACACCATAGACTGTGTATACCCAACACTCTCCCCTACTTCTTTCTGTGTCATCTCATCCAAGAATACCATTTCAAATATATCCTTTGTTGTTCCGTCAGGCATTGCAGCTATGTACTTCTCTACTTCCTCATTCTCCTGGAGCAGCTGATCTTTTCTCTTCTCCTTCTCATAGATCCGCATCTTCAATGCAGTTGCTGCCTTTGGCTCTTCCACTCTCACCTGCACATGCTCCTCGATGTAAGGGAAATCATCCGAACTCTTTGTAACCTTTCCTGATACCACCGGTACTGCATCCAGTCTTTCCTGAAGCTTGGCTATTATCCCATCCAGATTTTCAATATCCCGCTTATTCTTTTTATACTTACTTAACTGTTCTCTGTTCATTATGCTCCCGTCTTATTCTTTCCTGAATTCCTTTGATCAGCACTTCTCCATCCATATCACTGTACATCTCAATGTCTTTGCGAAAAAACATCTCGCATTCGATTTTAGTATGAATTGCATTCGTGTCCTTTGGATGGCGCCTTAGCCTGATTAATGCCCGCCGATAATCATCTGCAGCCTTTTTTACAACTGCTGCTTTTAAGTTTTCATAGCACTCGACATATTCACTCATCGCCGGTCACCTCTTTTATGTCTACTCCCATCTTCCGCAAGTAGTCCTCCACCGAATAACTCTGATAAGCTGGTGTATGGAATCTCTCACTTGCCTTCGCATCATGACTTTCTTCCAACTCCTTATAGTGTTGCTGATCATCCAGCTTTACCTGTCTTCTGTCTCTTCCTCTGTTCAATCATTTCTCAGCTCCTTCGTCGTTTTGTTCATTACGCAGCCAATCAAGTAATTCTCCTATACATTCGTCACAAAGATCATAGCTTTCATCTCTTAGGCCCATACCTGTGATTGTAGTAATTCCAGAAAGCACGCTGCCTTCAACACTACCTCTTGTTTGATATAGACTTTCTTTGCTACTACCATAACGATCTGTGTATCATCATGGTATGCGACGCCGTTCAAGGCATCTGCTACAACTTTTACGATATTATCAATATCCGGCTTCTTAAGCGGAAGTTCCTTTCCATCCAGCATAAGAGCTGTACGTTTCTTACTGGTACTCTTTGGTGGAAGAAATCTTGCCACGATCCGAAGAGTTACCGGCTTGCCCCGTTCCAGGAACATTCCATTGCATTTATTCAGGAACCGGTCCTTGATGTAATTTTCATACAGCAGATTTGTTTCCGGCGTATAAGACATCGTATTTCCGGTATGCTTATTTCTGACCGTCTTTGCCCTTGCTTTTCCCTGGGGCTTGCCCGGAACATGAAATGTCACAGCATTCATCCATTGCTCCTTTCTTTCCATGGGATAGCAATAAATAATCATCTATCCCATGGAATACTGCATAATCAATAAGTTACATTCGTGATACAATCCAACTGGTGCCAAAAGAACTTACTGCTATTACCGATGTAACAGGGCAATGATCGATCACATATGTTCTTACAGACACAGATTGAGCCAGAACCTTGTTGAAAATTATTTGCTTGATAACTTAGAGAATGAATACAAGAATTATAAAGTAAAGTGCGAGAAAATCGAAAAAGAGAAAGAGAAGCAAAAGAAAAAGCAGTCCCCCGATAAGTTAAGAAAAGAATTGGACCGTCTTAATTTCCTATTTCAGAAGGGGCGGATTGATTGGGATTATTACAACGAAGAGTATGGACGCGTCGAAAGTGAGTTGAATGATCTGCAGAGCGCGCTTCCGGAACCAGTGACGAATTACAGTTACCTTGAAGAACTACTGGATACAGATTTCCGGACCATGTATGATCAATTATCACAAGAAAACCGCAGAGCGTTCTGGCGGTCTATCATTCAGGAAATCCATATAAATGAAGACAGTACCATAACCTCCGTCGATTTTCTGTGA